AAAGATCCTCCAACTCCTTTGGAGTACGGTAGGCAACATCTTAGCCCTGGCACTATAGGTACCGTTTCTTAACTAATTAAATATTATGGCAGTACCAACCGCAGTAGGTGAGTACGGATCTTGTCAAGGTACAGAGACCCGTATCTCTCCTTCAGATACAAGTAAATCAGGCACCCCTTCAGCGGTTGCCTCCACAACACAAAACTTACGTTTAGCATACAGTTCTGTAGGTAGCGGGGGTGTCTTAGACACTTGCGCTGTCGTTACAGCACAGTATACTTAAACACAATAAAGGGGGGTATCACTACCTCCCTTTTTTTTATTAACAAAAATTTATACTTATGACTTCTACTCCCACAACCGTTGATATCGATACAGAACTATCCGCAGTCAATGCGATTCTTGGTAGTATTGGTCAAGCTCCTGTAGCGAGTTTAGATTATACAAACCCAGAGATTGCTTTCATTTTTAATCTTCTTAAAGAATCTAATCAAGATGTACAAACTGAAGGATGGACATTTAATTTAGAATATCATTTGAAATATTTTACAGACACTGACAATAAAATCACTATAGGAACTGATGTCATACGCATTGATGCAACAGATGCTTGGGATCGTACTCGTGATTTTGTAAGGCGTAGAGATACTTCAGATGGAATATGGAGAGCATATGATAGAGTAAACCATACATTCGAATATCCTGATGATGAATATTTCTATTTTAATGTAGTTCGAATATTAAAATTTGAAGATATACCTTCTGCCTTTCAAAGATATATTATTTATAAAGCAGCAGGTAGAGCAGCAGTACAGCTGGTAGCTAATCCACAACTACAACAAATGTTATCTACATTTGAAATGCAATCAAGAGCTGCAGCTTTAGAATATGAATGTAATCAAGGTGACCATAACTATATGGGATGGCCTGATGAATCAGCTTATCAATCATTCAAACCTTATACAGCACTGAGACGCTAATGGCAAGTGTAACACAACAAATCCCAAATTATAAATTAGGTATATCTGAACTACCAGATGAACTAAAAGCACCCGGCCAAGTAGTTGATTTAAAAAATGGGATACCTGATATTACTAGAGGACTTATAAAAAGACCCGGCAGTGATTTAGTGAAAGCGATTACTCCTGTAGCAACTGGTAAATGGTTCCCTATTTATAGAGAAGAGGATGAACATTATATAGGACAAGTAGCTACAAATGGCGCTGTAAAAATATGGAGATGTAGTGATGGTGTAGAAATACCAGTTGATTATGCTTTAGTTCCCGGTACTAATCTTGCCAGTTATTTAGCCCATACTAACTCAGAAGATATTCAACCTCTTACAGTTAACCAAACAACTTTGTTTACTAATAGAACAAAGACTGTTGCTATGTTAACTGATTCAGCAAACAAATCCCCAGTTGCTGAATATGAAGCATATGTAAATTTAAAGACTATAGCATATGGTAAACAATATTCTCTAGATGTCTTTGATCCTACAGATCACAGTACTGTTAGTTATAATAGAGCAACATCAATAGAAGCTGATGATGCAACAAGTGGACATAGCCCCGGAGATGGACACTGTGCTGGTATGGGTAGATCTACTGTAGTACATGAATCTACTAAACAAGGTCCAGCAGTATATTCAACATCACCACCTTCAGCTACAGATACAGGTACTTATGCGAGAACAGGTACTACAGTAACAGTTACTAAAACTGACCACGGTTGGGATGCTGGGGAAAAAGTTACCTTAGATTTTACAACTGGAGCAGGTACTGATAATACATATACTATAGCATCAAGATTAGATGAAAATAGATTTACTGTTACAGACGCAGCATCAGGTACTACATCAGGTAATGTAACTATAACACGTGGTAAATCTAATCTTAGATATGAGATGGATACACGCTGTGTTGGTGTTCCTGAAGGAAGTAGTTCTACCTCTACTGCTTATGATGATTCTTATCAACCTTTTGCTACTCTTCAGTTTGGAGGAGAAGGTTGGGTTACTGGAGACACACACAGTTATGTATCAGAGAAAGGTTTAACAACTACTGTTAAAATAAAATCTCATGTAGAAATAAAAACTAGAGCTAACATTGCTTTAATAAGACCAGAAGCAACCTCTTCAAATAATGCAGAAAATGTTTCAGCGGAAAGTATTCTAGCTGGTTTGAGGAGTGCCTTTGAAGCTGTCAGTGGTCATGGTATAACTGCAACAGTAACAGGTAATGGATTACATTTACGGAGATCAACACCTTTTAATATAACAACTTCAGAAGATCAATTGATGGAGATTATTACATCTCAAGCTAATGATGCAACTGAACTACCTAAAACTTGTAGAAATGGATATGTTGTTCAAGTTGTAAATAGTGGTGAAGATCAAGACGATTATTTTCTTAAGTTTAATGTAAACAATATAGGAGATGAAACTACAGCAGCCACATATGCTCGATCAAGTGCTACTGTAACTGTAACTTCTACTGCCCATGGTCTATCTACTGGCGATACTATCATTGCAGATTTTACATCTGGAGGAGCTACAGACGGTTGGTATGATATTACTAGAGTAGATGCTGATACTTTTACATTAACCGACTCAGCATCTGGTACAATCAATGCAGGTGCAACACTTTCTTATATCCCAAACCGTTTTGGTACAGGTGTATGGGAAGAATGTGCAGCTCCTAATTTAGAGATTAAGTTTGATAAGGATACTATGCCTTTGAAACTTGTTAGAGTAGGACTCCTTAATGTAACACATACAGTTGCTACATCTGCAGTAGATACATCTGCTGAAACTATAACTATCACAGCTCATGGTAAAGCTACAGGAACCCCAGTATATTATAGTAATGGTTCAGGAACAACCCTTGCAGGATTAACAAATAACACTGCTTATTATTGTATTAAAGTTGATGCTGATACTATCAAGCTTGCTACAAACCTAGCAAATGCAACTGCTGGTACTGCTATCAATTTAACTGGTACTGGAAATAATGCTCAAACTTTTACAGAGTATGAGGACATAAATGGAACAGCAACAGATCTAAGTACAACAGGTGCATACAGATTTGATTACCCTAATTGGTCTGAAAGAGATGTAGGTGATGATGTCACTAACCCTAAACCTTCCTTTGTCGGTAAGAAAGTAAATAAAATATTCTTCTATAGAAATAGAATAGGACTACTAGCAGAAGAGAATGTTATATTATCAAGGACAAATGACTTCTATAATTTCTGGGCTAAGACTGCTTTTACTATAGCTAATGCTGATCCAATTGATCTACAATCAAGTTCTCTATACCCTACGGATTTATTTGATGCTATAGAAGTTAACGCTGGGTTACTTATATTCAGTGCTTCTCAGCAATTCTTACTATCTACTGACGAAGCTCAGATGACCCCTGAGACAGCTAGGATACAGTTCATTTCTAACTATGCTTTTGATGAAAGAACAGTTCCTTTCTCATTAGGTGTTACAGCAGGTTGGTTAAATAGTACTGCTAAACGTACTAGATTCCATGAAATAGCAGGTATCCAAAGATCTGGAGATCCAATAGTCTTAGAACAAAGTAAAATAATATCTAAACTATTCCCAGAAGATTGTACTTTAATAGCTGAATCTACTGAAAACTCAATGGTTCTATTTGGTACAATAGATAATAGTGAAATATGGGGGTATAAATTCTATACTCAAGGAGACACAAGAATTCAATCAGCTTGGTTTAGGTGGGTACTTCCGGGTACTGTAACATATCATACAATGTTTGATGATACATATTATGCTGTTATTAAAAATGGAAGTGATTATACTTTAGAAGCACTAGATGTGAAGAAAGAAACAGATACTTTATTAGTAGGTACAGCACCATCTGAATACTTAATTCATTTAGATACTAAAAAAACTATAGCGTCAGCTGATTTAACTTATGTAACTGCTACTGATAAAACAACCTTTACATTAGGTGCGGGCTATTATAGTGGAAATACATTGAAAGCATATTGTAATACAGACTGCGATAATATAGGTAAAACTGTACCCTCTGAATCTATAACTGGATCACATCCTAATAAGGTGGTAACCTTAGATGGTAACTGGAAAACAGCACCTAAAACAGCTACTGATGGCACAGTATCAACAGTTAATACTGATGTCATAATTGGTTATGAGTATGAAATGGAAGTAGAGCTTCCTACTATATACATTCAAGAAGCTAAAGATGATAAAGTTAAATCAGAAACTCGTGGTTCATTAGTGATCCATAGAATAAATCTATCTTTTGGATCAGTTGGTCTGATTGATACTACATTAGTACGAAGAGGTAGAGATCCTTATACCCAAACATTTGAATCACTTGAATGGGATAGTTATCTTGCTAGTACAATAGGAATAGCAGATGATTATATTCATACTGTACCTGTATATGATAGAAATACTAACTTAAGTATACATCTTAAATCAACACACCCATCTCCAGCTATATTACATTCTGTAACATGGGAAGGAGATTATTCAAATAAACTTTACAAACGTGTCTAACCCTTGTAAATATATACATCCAATCACGATGGAGGCTGCTGTTGAGGCGGCCTCTAATTTAACACCTGCAGATTATAAAGAAGTATGTGAAGGACATGGGTTATTTCCACGTTTCCATATACCTATATCTGCAATGCAAGGTGACTCTGTTGTTGTACAAACACCAGACGGCAAAACTGCCGCTATTGGAGGAGTCAGTGAAGATGGCCAAATATGGTTACTTAGTACACCTCGTATAGAAGAACATCCATTAGCACTTGCTAGAGATATCAAGCGTTTTGTGGATAACAGAAAAGAAAAACTACTTTGGAATATTGTAGATAAGCGTAACACTGCTCATCTCAAACTTCTGAAATTTTTAGGATTTAAGTTCTTAAGAGAATTTAAATATGGTCCTAACCAACTGACCTTTATTGAATTTTGCCGTGTGCGTTCTAGGAGTAATGACAGCAGCTAAAGCTATAGGTGCTATGTCTACAACTTCGAAAGTCATGATGGGAATAAGTGCTGCAAATAGCGTCTTCCAACATGGTTCGGAGAACAGAGGTATTAGTGCTCGAAATAGAGCTAAACTAGCTAACTTTCAAGCAGATAATGATGCTTATATAGTCGATCAAATGATGCAAGATACTGCATGGAAAGATCGTGTATCTTCTGCTGAAGTATCTATTGATAGTTTATTCCAACAAACTTCTCAAAGTTGGAATCAACAAGATATTGAGATGGAAGGTGTCTATGCTAAACATGCATTTGATGCTTTAGAGATCTTAACTAAACGATATAGAAATGAATATGCAGGAGAACAAACAGGTGTTACAGCACAAAGACTTGCTGATGCACCTGTTAGAGAAGCAGGTATGGCTTTAACCCAGTCAGTAGCTAATGTAATATTAAATAAAAATAAAGCACAGATTAATAAAGAAATAGCACTTGACCAATATAAATCAGGATACCGAGAGAAGTGGGATGCAGTACGGATAGCACCACAAAGAGGACCAACACCATTAGCTCCAACCTTAGAGAAGGAAGCAGGTACTGGTTCATTATTAGGTCGAATAGCTCTTGGTGTAGGTAGTTCTTTACTTATGGCTAATGCAGGTAAAATATTAGGTAAAGGCAAAAGCTGGCTACTTGATAGAAATAAACAAAGTTCCGTTAAAAATATATTTGATTGGAATGCTTCTGGATCTACATTACCATTTCCTAGTTATGGTTTCGCTGGAGGTTCAAATATGAACAAGATGAGTCTATTAGGACCAATGCCAAATCGAGGTGCTGCTATGGGTGGTATAATACCAGGTATGGGTTATGGAGGCGATTCACGTTTCGGAGATTTTCTTTATCGATACGGCTCTGATCAAAATAGATTTCTCAACCCCGGTATTTTAGGTCAAGGACTAGGATTTAACTTTTTCTAATTATGGTAACACAACTACACACTAATGAAGCAAGGAATGCTAATTGGAGATTTTCTGCACAACGAAAGAATATTAACAATGACATTGCTGATATGGAGCAAAGGCAGGAAAAGAAACTAGCTACGTTTGCTAACCTTGGATCTGATCTTGCAATGAAAGGTTTGATGAAACTTGAACAGCATAGGATCAAGAAGAATACATCTGAGGCTATGTATGATTGGTATAGAAATAAATATCAAGGATATCTTGGTTCAGATGATGCAAAGAAAACTGAAGCTGTACTAAAAGCATCTAATATTTCTTCTGGTATATATCATCAAAATTTAAAGACAGCTCAAGAGGAAGGAGTCCCACAAGATCTTATAGATAAAGGAGCTAAAAGACATCCAGCTTATTTAGATACTATAGCCCAACTTGAGACTACTAGAATAGCTAATAAGTTTGCACCTACCATAGAGCATGGTATGTTAACTGATGAGACAGAACTATTTAGAGAAAATGGAACTCCATTTATTCTTAATACAGCAACAACTGTAGAAGATAAAATGCTAGCTCATCATTATTTATCTAGGAAATTCTTAGAAGATAATAATATAAATAATGATTATGGTAATGGTTATTTAGCCTTACCAACAGATCAAGGTGGGTCTGGATTCTTTGCAGCACTAGATGAAGCAGAATCTGGTGAGGGAGGTTTATTCTCGAAGTATAGAGTTCAAGCAGCAATACAACAATCAAGGGAACGAGAAGCAATAACGCAACAAGCTTACATCGCAAATCCTACTGGAGAGAACTTTCAAAAGGTCGTAAATGCTATCACGATTGGTGTAACAGATAAAAGTGCTAAGAGAAGTTATAAACAAATTACGGAATTGCAGGAAACGTTTCTCAAGGCAGGACTTGATTCAGGACATCTAAAGTTTAATAATATAGTAGATATTTCAAATCAAGAAATACCCGGTACAAGACAGAAAACCCAAAATGCAGCAGGTACATTAGTTCCAATTAAAGAGAATGGGAAAATAGTAGGTTATGCTGAAACATATGGATCTAGATGGCCTACAAAGTATGGTTATGATCCTGAGAAAGGCGTACTAGGTTCAATGCTTAAATATGCTGATGATGCTGAAGGGAGGTTAAGTGATATTGCAACGAGTGAGTTAGAAAGAGAGTTTCCATACGAATCGGAAGCACTATATGAAGAAATTCTTGAAGATAAAGATGGTGATGGAGATTACGATTTAACTAGAAAACAAGTATTAGAAAAAGTTAAAATCTTACAAAAGAAGTTTGGGTATGCAGAATGGGCAAATTATGAAAAAATAAATGAAGCCCTAGATATACACGAAACACCTCCTGCACTAGTAGATGTAGAAATTGAAAATTGGAAAGCTTGGCTTGCTGATCCAAAGACTGGAGGTAGGCTATCTGATAGAGCAGCAGAAATATCTCCTGCGGCTCTTAGGCGTACATGGATTAAAGAGCAACTAGCTAGAGAAGCAAAATTAGATAAAGATGACAATTATAAAGATATGCTAAAGGCTGTTGAAAACCTTCCTAAAGCAGTAATAAAAGGACAATTTGGCACATCATATGGCGAGGATGTAGATCCCGGACATGTAATGATTATCCAACAATCTTTAAAAGATTATTTTAATGAACAGATGAGAGAGAAAGGATTGTCAGCAGCAGAAGCTATGTCTGCAACTAGAGATCATTACTTATTAAATGGTGGAGATGAAGCTTTTAAAAACTCCAAAAAGGCAGTAGATGCTCTTGGTCAAGGAGCAAGTAATATGTATTCATTAAATGGTACAACTGGCAAGCTTATTAATAAATCGTTAACAGATGCTTTACAAGTTCCTCCTGTAGATAAAATAGATTTCAATGCTGCAATGAGGAATAAACTTGATAGATTTATAAAATCAGGTAAAGGTAGTAGAAGAGATGCTTTATCAGCAACAAAAATTAATTCAAATAACGAAACAGTTCCAGCAATTCAATTAAACGTAACACCCGATCAACCTGAAACTAAAGAAATTCTAGAGAATATGGATATAAATAAACCTTTAGAATATTTAGTGACAGCTCAGAAATCTAGTAAATTACCTCTAAGTCAAGTTATCAATTCTAGACGAAAAGCTTGGGGATTATCTCCATTAGCTAAAGAAGACGAAGAAGCATTAGGTGGTCATATATCTAAAAATCTATCACAAGGTTTATTGAATCAGATATGTGGTAATGATGACGGTCTTTATGATCGAAATTTATGTACAGCAGAAATTCAAAAGGCAAGTGGTTCAGCTACTGGAGCTGCAGATCTAGTTGCAGAGGAGTTTGCTGATGCAGCAGAAGCCTTTGGAGCAAAAGAAAATCTCAACGACGCTTTTGCATTCTGGATATCTCAATTTGGTATTGAATCTCTGTCAGATTTCAAAACTGCTGGTATAAATCAATTAGTTGAGAGTTATTATATGGCTCTTCAAGATCCAAATTTTGTACCTAGTTTACTTGACGATCCAGATTTTAATAGGGCAAAGTATGGTGCTGACGGAAACCTAGATTGGTATCCTTATGTTGATGGCCTAGCAGACTTAGACGCAGCAAGGAAAGAAAGGATCCGCCAAAAATGGGATAAGTTAAATGAAAAACCAGATCCCCGTCTGCAAAATATAATAGATAGAGCATAACCATTAGCAACTAATTAAAAAATAATTATGGCAAATCCTTACGGGGATGAAATAGCTCTGAACTCATCAGGGCTGGAAATTCCAACTTCTGGATTAGAAAACAAACTTCTTGATTCTACGGAATCTGATGATATAGATCAATCAATTTTAGAAGAATTTGATTCAGATGAACCAGAAACAGTAACACCTGAACCAGTAACACCTGAACCAGTAGTAGAGGCTTCACCTCAATCTCCAACTACTCAACCTGATATGTCCACACGTGAAAAACGTAAGGCATATTGGGCAGGGTATAATGAAATAAAAAATCTTGCTGATGATGATCCTGCAAAGGATGCTTGGGCAATGGAAAATTATGGCATGAATTATAAAGATTATGACATATATAAGAACCCAGACAAGCATAAAAGCATTGCAGAATTATTAAAATCAAGGAGTCTTCTTTTTAACCAAGAAGCAATGATGTCTCCTGCAGTAGGTACTATGGATTGGATCTCTGATTTCAGTTCATTTATCACAAGAGGTAAAGCTAAAATACCTAAAGTACCTAAGTTTGAAGATCAAGGTGCTCAAGCATTTAGAGATTTATCTTCTCTTGTAATACCTTTTTATTTTACAAAAGGTAAGTCAATGGCTGCCTTTGGAAATATACATAAATCAGGTGTAGCAGCACCTTGGTTAGTACGTTTAGGAAACAACCCTGTCTTTTCTCGCTTTGCAAAAGGTGGTTTAGACTTAGGTGTAGGTGGTTTTACAGATTTTATAAATAAAATTAATGCACAAGATGATACCTTAGCTACTGTTTGGAGAAAAGAAAAATGGTGGGGATGGGGATTAATACCAGAATCATGGGATTCAGATGGGAAAAGTGCAAATGAAAAAACTAAGCTAAATGTATTAGAAGGAGTAAGATTAAGTTTCTTTGCTTCTCTTGCAGAAGGTGTGATTAAACTAACTAGAGCTGGTAGAAGCACTAAAAATGTAACTAAATACTTAGCTGAAGGAAGTACAGATCAGAAGGCATTAGATAAAGCTACTATCGATCCATTAGATTCTAAAGTATATAATACTGATAATCCTGTCGAAGAAGCTCTAAGAAGATCTGATGATAAGTATGTTAGAGACTTAAATGAGATAGGTGATTATGCAAAGAAAAGTGGAGATATACCTGACACACCTACAGTAGGAATTCATAAAATTAATGATGAATTACGTACTGGACAGATTGTTAAAGATACAGATGGTATACTAGGTGTAGCTAAACGACAAACTGAAATAGCCCAGAATATAGGATCTTCTCAAGGTAGTTTAGGTACTACTATTACTGAGGCTTTCCGTAAACTTGCTAGAGAACCTGAAGAGATTCAGAAACGAACTCTTATTAATACTTTAAGAAAACAACTTGCAGTTGGTCCTTATAAGGTTGAATTAGCTAATGGTAAAAAGTTATCTTGGAAACAGATAAATCAAGAAGGTACTATTTTAGCAGAGATTATTTCTGATCCTACCTTACCTAGAGGTGAGCTGGTTAAAATTTTAAATAACTTTAAGACTACAGTAAACGGATTTAAAAAAGCTAATGCTGTTGCATATAATGCAATGTCAAAATCTTCTATTAAATTATTAGATGATTTTGCTGATCTTACTAACCATAAAGCTAGTGCTTATTTTATTACTTCAGAAGCAGGACAAATAGCTAATATAGCTGAAGGTGCTAGATATATGGATGGCACTACTGCTATAGGTAGAGCCAATGAATTGATCTTAGATCGATTAGAACTCTTTGAAATAGAAACAGGTATTGTTGATTTCAACTGGAAGGGTAGAGAATCTTTAATTGCAGCATTAGAAGGTAATCCTAAGAATGTTAATAAACAATTAAAGAACTTAAAAGATAATTTCGATGATAAATTAAGTGATATCATACCTAAAGCTAAACGATTCAGAGCAATGTTGGCGGATATACAAGAGAATAATCCTGAATTTGCTAGAGCTATTAGGTTAGCATATGAATTCTCAGAGGGTGATGTACAATCTATTAAAGGTTTAAACAAATATATTGAGAATACTTTTGGTAGTCTTAATAAAATTATTGTAGATGGAGCTCCAGAGATACCTTCTTTAGTTAATAAAGCTATGATGACCAATATATTCAACTCTATGTTGTCTGCTATTGGTACTCCTATTAAAGCTATGACTGGTAACTTTGGTGGTTTTATAGCTGAACCTGCTCATGTGTTTTATGGTGCTTTAAGAAGTGGTGATTTACATCAATTACGTAGAGCATCCCATATGTATTTTGGATTTACTGATACCTTCCAAAAAGGTTTTGGGTATATGGGTAGAGCTTTTAGAAAAGCTTCTACTAATCCAGAAGAAATAGCAACACTATTTAGAGAAGATCTTCGTATAGAAAAGTTAAAAGGATTAGAACTTGCTGAAGAAATAGCTAATGCAGCCGCTTCTAAAGGTGAGTTTGGACCTCAAAGTATGCTTAGTGTATATAAGGAATTAGAAGCCCTAGGAGGCGATCCTGTACTTAGATTTGGTCCTAATGCTATGACAGCCTTAGACGGTTTCACTGAAGCTACACAAAAAGTAGCACAAGATCGAGGAATGGTCTTTGACTTTTTAAGTGAAAAATTTCCTGATGGTAATTGGAGCAAGAAACAATGGGATGAAGCATATAAAGATTTTTGGAAGAAAGGATGGGATGAGGATGGGAATATAAGTCAATCAGCTGTAGAATACTCAAGACGAGAGATTGCACTTAACTTAGATACACCATTAACTAAACGTTTAAATCCATTACTTAGAAGATTTCCAATAGCAAGATCAATATTCTGGTTCCCAAATACCCAGATGAATGCCTTGACTATGTTTGGTAAATATTCTCCAAGAGTTGGTTTAGAAGGTAAATCAATAGGAGCGAATTTTGCTGGAGAATATGCAGAATTATTTGGACCAATGGGGAACAAAACATTATCAAACTTCACACCTAACGAAATACAAAGTATACTTGCTAAACGTGGTATAGATATGTCTGGTGATTATATGGCTAAGTTTAATCATCTTAGAAATAAAATCAGAGGACGTGTTGCTACTGGTAATTTAGCAGTTATGGGAGCTTGGATGTTATTCAGTCAAGATCGTATTAGAGGAGATGGTCATTGGGATAGACAAGTACAAAAAGTTCGAGATAACCAAGGGTATGCTAAACGTACATATCAAGGTCTAGATGGTAAATGGCATAGTTATGAATTCTTAGGTCCAATGGCTGATTGGGTTGCTATGACGGTAAATGTTATGGATAACTTTGATTCAGTATCTACTACTACTCTTGAAAAATTTGGTAAGAAAATGGGCTTTATAATAGGTGCAAGTATTACTGATAGATCTCTATTAGGTGATATTGAGCCTCTATTTGGCGTCTTAGCAGGTAACGGTAATGCCGCTGCAAGATGGGCTGGGCCTTTAACTAACGCTATGTATCCATTAGCTGGTTTTAGAAATGAAATTGGTAAGGTTATGTATGGTGAATTAAGAGAAGTAGAGAAAGGTGATCTAGCTGATATGATAAGGAATAGAAATAATTGGTTAGATATATTTGACCATGACGGTGCATTACCTAATGTAGTAGATTTTGTAACAGGCAAACCAGTAAACAAACAAGGTGGTAGTTTCTGGAGTAGAGTGAAGAATACTTATTCTCCATTTAAATCATACGAAGCTCCAACTAAAGAAGGTCAATTCTTGATGGATATTGAATATAGTGTCTTACCTCATTTCAATGTATCCCCCGGTGGAGTACCCTATACTACAACTGAAAAAGAAGAACTTGGAACTCTTATGGGTCAAGATGGTTACTTCCATAGTGAATTACAAAAAATTATGAGAAGTGCTGATAGAGTAGAATTTGACGATCCTAATGGTAAAACTATTAAAGGATTTGAAAATGTTCTACGTTATATAAGATCCAAAGGTTATAGTTCTGAAGATGTACCTGAATTTTCTAGAATTAGAAGTAGACTTAATATAGCATTAAGAACAGCAAAATCTAGAATTATTAATCGTATTTCAAATTCCAATGAAATTAGGAACCGAGAAAGAGAAAAATTACAGAAAAAGAATGCTGGTCGGAATCAGGATTTAGATAAAATTAATCGGATACTTCAACTAAACAAATAACTAAATGGCACATGCAAGCGTAACAAAATCATACTCCGCAATTCATGGCGGTGTAGCAAATACATATAGTTACTCCAGTAATTTTGATGTATTCAAAGGTAGTGAAGTAGTAGTAACGTTAGATGCAGTTGATCTAACATTTACAGCTTCTACCATAAATGAATCCGCCTCCCCACGTGAATATACCGTAGATACATCAGCTAAAACCATACATATTGGTGGAGCTACTTTATCTAGCGGTACAATCATAATAAGACCTAATACAGATTTAGGTGCTCCTACAGCACAAGCTATCTATTCTGCAGGTTCTAGTATAACAGCAAGTGATCTTAATAATAATCAGACTCAGCTTCTACGGAAGGCTATGGAGTATGATGAAAATAAGCTGTCAACGACTGGTGATACCATGACGGGTCACCTGACAATGGGTGAAGACACGACAATTATATTTGAAGGTGCAACAGATGATGGGTATGAGACTACTCTTACAGTAGTTGACCCTACAGCTGATCGTACTATTACCTTACCTAATGTAACAGGTACGGTAGTAACGACTGGAGATACAGGAACTGTAGCAACTGGTATGATAGCAGATGATGCAGTTGATAATGATAAATTAGCTAATTCTATTGTTTCTGCTATATCTGCTAACACATCTAAAGTAACTAATGCAACTCATACTGGAGATGTAACTGGAGCTACATCATTAACTATTGCAACTGGTGCAGTTAACTCAGCAAAAATAGCCAACGGAGCTATTGTAAATGATGACCTAAATGCTGCTGCAGCTATTGCTCATACTAAACTTGCAGCAGTACCTGATGGCCAAGTAATTGTAGGTAGTGGTTCTACTGTTCCTACAGCTGTGGCTATATCAGGTGATGTAACTTTAGCTAATGATGGTGCGGTAACGATTGCATCTAATGCAGTTGAGATTGGTATGATAGGTTGTGAGCAGACAACTATCTCTGATAGTGACTCTCATGTTCCTACATCAGGAGCTGTTGTAGACTATGTTAGTACTCAACTTGCTACAGTAGGTGGCTTTGAAACTATTGCTACTGATGCAGCATTCCCTAACTCTCAACCAGCTAGCGGTATTATAGTTAGTATAGCTGATGCTGGTGGTCTTGTAGTGAATGGATCTGGTGTTAGTACTACAGGTAGAACTGTTGGTGCTTCTACAGTAACAATCAATGGTATAAATTCTCAATTCTACAGCACAACTGTTGCTGCTGGAGTTGCCTTTATGGTAGAATCTACGGGTTCTGGGCATATTTATAATTATCATAAAGCAACACTTAAAGAAGCTGACTTAATAAACCTAAGTTCTGATATAGATGACTTTGGTAATAGATATCGTATAGCAAGTTCAGAACCGGGATCTGATAATGATGCTGGTGACTTATACTTTAATACTTCAACCGATAAGATGAACGTCTATGACGGTTCCTCATGGGGAGAAGTAACATCAACAGGTGACTTTAAGATACTTGTATTAACAAATCAGAATACAACCGATGCTCCTACTTATAATAGTACTGTTGTTGCATATGATTTAAAAGAAGGTACAACTGGTGGTAGTGCGGCAGCTGTAACTACTGCAGCACAACTTATAATTAGTGTAAATGGTGTTATACAGAAACCAAATGCTGGAACTAATCCTTCTGGTTTAGATGGTTTCGTATTATCAGCATCAGATGAAATTACATTCTGTGCTGGACCTCCTAGTGGTGCTGATGTATTTGTTATGCAATGTGGATCAGCTGTTACTATCCCTACACCGGGAGATAATACAGTTACATCTGCTAAGATTGTAGATGGAGCTATATTAAATGCTGATATAAATGCTTCTGCAGATATTGCAGGTAGTAAGTTAGCAGATGATTCAATAGCTGAAGTTAAGTTAGATATACATGCAGCCCCTAGTGGAACAGATAAATTCCTTAAGTATACCAGTAATGGTATGGAATGGGTAGTACCTAGTTATACAACTAATACTAATACCCAACTAACAGAAGAGCAAGTAGAAGACTTTGTAGGTGGTATGGTGACTGGTAATACTGAAACAGGTATTACAGTAACATATGAAGATAGTGATGGAACCTTAGATTTTGTTGTAGATGATGCTACAAAACTTCCATTAGCTGGAGGTACAATTACTGGACCTTTAGTTATTAATGATAGTGTCCAAGTAGAAATATTAGCAAGTGTTTCTTCATCAAATAGTATTACTTTAGATATGGGTGCTGCTTGTCATCATTCTATAGCTTTAGCTGAGAATACAACTTTTCAAGATCCAAGTAATGAAGTAGTTGGGCAATCAGGTTCAATCATAATTACACAGGATGCCTCTGGTTCGAGAACTGCTGCATGGAACTCAGCTTTCAAATGGGCTGGAGGTACAGCTCCTACTCTATCAACTGCAGCTAATGCTGTAGATAGAATAGATTATTTAGTCGTAGCCGCTGGTAATATACATGCGGTAGCTAGTTTAGCGATGGCGTGATATGTTTGATACAATGAGAATGGGTGCCAGTGCGGCTGGTGCCTATGAAATAGAACGATCTTTAAGGTTTAATGCATCAGATAGCGCAAATCTAACTAGGACATCAAGTGGTACTAGCACAACATTTACATATTCTTTGTGGATAAAAAGAAGCTGTAATCCATCAGATTATGAATATATATTCAGTATGGGTAATCAAGGTTTTTCTTTTCACAGCACTAATGATACTTTTTATCTTTATGATGGATCAAATTTAAACGAATCTACGGCTAAATTTAGAGATCCTAGTGCTTGGTATCATGTAGTAGTACAGATAAACTCAGGCGTAGCAACATCATACATTAATAATGCTCAGGTTCATAATGCAGTTGGAAGTGGTTTTACATTAACTACAGGTTCAAATGAAACAAGGATAGGTAGTCATGCATCAAGTAATTTTTATTACAATGGCTATATGACAGAGATCCATTTAGTAGATGGCTCAGTAGTAGCACCCTCATCATTTGGTGAAACAAATGCAGATACAGGACAATGGATTCCTAAGAAATATGCTGGCAGTCATGGGACAGATGGATTCTATCTTAATTTCTCCGACAATTCAAACACTACAGCTGGTACATTAGGAGCTGATACTTCAGGCAATGGTAATAACTTTACCCCTACTAACCTCGGAACTGTTGATTCCATGGTAGATACTCCAAGTAATAATTGGTGTACTTTAAATCCTTTAAATGAAGATTATGCAAGTAATGGTACATTTAGTGAAGGAAATTTAAAGTACGATAGTACATCAGCTAATCATCGAAATACCGCAGGGACTATAGGAATGAAGTCTGGCAAATGGTATTTTGAATTTTGTAACCCTACTTTAACTGATGGAAGTAAATCTATTTGGGCTGGAGTAGTTGCATCTGATGCAGATCTAACAGCACAAAGAACTACAGGCATGTGGCATGTTGGTGCTAGTAGCGGTAGATTCCTAGTAAGAGATGGCACAGCAACTGATTTTGGTAGTGCAATAGCCGCAGATAGTGTAATCCAAGCTGCTGTAGATATGGATAATAGTAAGCTTTGGATTGGTATAAATAACACTTGGTATGGTTCGTCTAGCGATGATACAGATGGCAACCCAAGTACAGGTGCAAACCCAACAGATACTATTGCTGCTGCTGATATACCAGATGGTTATTTATATCCTTCAGCGGGTGGATATGATTTAGAAATTGTATTCAATGCAGGTCAAGATTCATCATTTTCTGGTGAGAAAACAGCACAAGGTAATACAGATGGTAATGGCTTAGGAGATTTCTATTATACTCCTCCAACAGGATTCATGGCTTTATGTACATCAAACCTACCTGAACCAACAATCCTAAAAGGTACTGATCATTTTGATACAAGTTTATGGGCTGGAAATGCCGGTGATCAAGATATTACTGGTTTAAGTTTCCAACCAAATATGGTTTGGGATAAATGTAGAAGTACTACACATGACTGGCAACGGTGGGATTCAGTTAGAGGAGTAGAGCAAGCCTTAAGACAAGATGGAGACCCTGAAACAGAATGGGATGATGGTTTAGTTGCTTTTAATTCAGATGGTTATTCTTTTGGGTCTAACTCAAGGAACAACGGAAGTGGACACACCTATCTTGGTTATGCTTGGAAAGAATCAGCTTCAGCAGGTTTTGATATTGTTAGTTATACAGGTAATGGATCAGCTCGAACAATAAGTCATAGTTTAGGTGTTGCTCCTGAAATGATTATAATTAAGTGTCGAAGTGAATCTCAAGCTTGGAAAGTAGGTCATAAACATTTATCTGGAAATAATTGGACTTACAGATTAATTTTTTCTGACAATAGTGACCAATACGATGCAGCAGATTTCAATGATACAGCTCCTACTTCTTCAGTTTTTAGTGTAGGTACGGATGACACAGTAAATAAGGATACAGCAACTTATATTGCCTATCTATTTGCAAGTGTCGAAGGGTATAGCAAGATAGGTTCTTATGAAGGTAATGGCGATACCGATGGTCCTTTCTTGTACTGTGGATTCAAACCAGCATGGTTTATGGTTAAACGTATAGATGCTGATCATAACTGGCATATAATTGATAGTAAAAGAACAACTTATAATCCGACAAGATATTACATAATGGCCAACTCTAATGCTCAAGGTTTAGATAGCGATGGTGCTGTCCCATTTGATTTCGTTTCTAATGGAGTCAAATTAAGAGATGATGGTAATGCTGCTAATAATAGTAGCGGTACGTATATATACATGGCTTTTGCTGAACGACCATTTAAATACGCTAATGCACGATGACACAATTTAAACTAGATGGAGTTGTTCTCAAACTCGACTTACCTTTTACGTCAAGAGGAATTAAATATCCAGCGAATTGGCTAAGGCTAAATACACTGGAACAGAAAAAGGCAATAGGAATTACGGAGGAAACTGATTAATGGCAAATGCACTAACAAAAATTAAAGCTGATGCCTTAACAGCTGATCTAATTGATGAAACAAAATTGGCAGATAACTCTATAGATTCAGAACATTATAATGATGGATCTATAGATAATGCACATATTGCTGATGATGCTATAGATAGTGAGCATTATGCAGCTGCAAGTATAGACAATGAACACCTAGCAAATAATGCTGTAGATACTGATGAAATTGCAGATGATGCTGTTACTCTTGCTAAGATGGATGCTCTTGCTAGAGGTAAACTTATAGTAGGAGACTCCTCTGGTAATCCTTCAGCATTAGCAGCTGGTAGTGATAACTATGTTCTTACTATGGATTCCAATGGTGATGCCGGTTGGGAAGCTGCAGCAGCTGGTGGTAAGATCCTTCAGGTTCAAACCGTTCAATCAACAGCAAGCTTAACTGCAACTGATTCAAGTTTTACTAATTGGTCCCCACTAGATAGAACATTTACACCTACAGCATCAGATAGTACTTTATTTATTGTTACTGCTTTAGGACATGTTAGAGCAAAAGGCACTGATGATCCTATTACTTATGTAGCTTTAACTAGTAATGATAATTCTAGTAGGTTATGGGAAGGAACTGTCGCAAGCCAAGCAAGTGGAGGAAGTGTATCAAACACAGAACTTGATGCCAGCTATACTAATGTATGGACAGAGGGTGCTGGCAGTACAAGCGAAAGAACTTATAAAATATATTATAAATTAGGTAGAGGTAGTCAATTGATGATAAACGGTAATAGTGGTACTTCTTCATCATTAACAGTAATAGAGGTAGCAGCATGAGCATAACTAATTTTGACGCTATTATTTCTTTACGTCCAAAAGCACAATTTGCACTTAATGACGATGTCTTGGATTGGCATGATAAAACCCAAACCAAACCAACTGATTCAGAGATTGCTGCTGAAAAGACTAAATTAGAAACAGAATATGCGGATAAAAAGTATCAAAGAGATAGAGCAGCCGAATACCCTAGGTTGGTAGAGCAGCTAGATGATATTTATCATAATGGTATAGATGCATGGAAAGCTACTATCAAAAAAACAAAGGATAAATATCCTAAGAGCTAATGGAAATACCTAGAGTAACCCTACCCAAGGCTCTAGATATTCCTCAGCTATACCTCAGACAGCCTACAGCGGACGTTCCTGCCTTCCAACCCATCGTAGTACCTCCAGCTGATTTGGAGCCCCCTGAAGAGGTAGAACCAGAAGAAACTACAGAACAACCAGAACCACCTACTCTAAAGATTCCGGTTATTGATATTAAAATGCCAATACCGGAAACAGCGGTAGTAATAACGGCTGTAACAACAGCTGTAGTGGCAGTGGCAACTACCTCTGTTACTCAAACCTTATTTGAACCAATTAAAAAGAAAGTTCAAAAACAACTACAAACTAAAGTCAATAAATGGAAGGAAAACCGGAAGAAAAAAAAGGACTTATTGACCGAATCAAAGGAACAAGAGGAGAATTTGAAGAAGAACAAATAGCCCTCCTTTCTACATTCGTCAGACTTGGCGTTGTTGTTTGGGCTGGTTTTATAATAACCCTCAATTACGTTGAGCTACCTGGGAATATTATTAAGAAATCTGGTAGTTCTGATATCACGTTCGTTGCTAGTATATTTACAGGAGCACTGGCCAGTTTTGGCTTGAACACAGCTAACTCTAAAGGTAAAGCAGCACCTGTTAATTGTCCTATGTTAAAGAAAAAGGAAGAATGAAAAAATGGATTTTACTCTTCCTACTGGCATCACCCACGGTAGCAAGAGCAGAGCTCGTGACCCCACAATTCACTCAGGGGTCCATGAACTCAACAACAACAACGACTCAAGAGATCGTGGAGGAGATAACCACCACAACTTATGGATCAGCTTTAAATTCATGGGATGGAATCAATATCACTCATACTTCAACAAGTTCTGGAGGAATACTAGACTCAGATTCCGTCTTCACGATACATACAGTTGGCGATCCCTTCTCATTAGAAGTAGTGACAAGAGCAGCCAGCCAAGTATTATCCGTAACAGAGATAGAAAGAGAAATCGACACTACCTCTACTACAGTCTCCTTATCAGTCTTCTCACAGTAGGATGCACTCCTGCATATGCTGAAGAAGGTGAGACAAACAACACTTCAAACCCAGTAGCGGCTGCAACGGGCAATGTGACCAACCAAGCCGTGCAATTCCAAAATAATGGTGCTCCATCTAGACAACACTATGGTCCAAACATAAGTTGTAATGGTAGTACCATGACCTTCTCTCCTTTCTATATGGGGAATCATACAACACCCTTTGATGATGCAATGGATCAACAGAGCTACACAGTAGCAGAAAACTGGGGATTCCAAGTTAACTTTATGATTCCTCTAGATCAGAAAGGATTAGAACGATGTAGATCTATAGCAAAGCAGCAACATGAGAAGATGAAGTTAAACTATGAATTAGTTAGAATCGATAATTGCGCTAAACTGCAACAAAAAGGTTTTATGCTACTTCCCGGTTCTCGTGTTTATCATATGTGTAGTGATGTTATACCTATAGCTGCTTATAAGAAAGCAGAAAAAAAGGTTCTTGAATGTAAAGAACCACCAAAGCCTTGGTACAAACCTTGGCATAAACCCAATAAATGCCCCCTAAACAAATGATCTTATTAATCAAGCCCATCCTATTCGCCTTCTTGAAGTCAGATTCAGTGAAGAAGCTAGTAGTAGACCTATTAGAAGCTTATGTCGCTAGAACTGATAATAAGTTAGACGATCAAGCACTCAAAATTGTAAAAGAAAAACTATTCTCCTAAATCATGAACGTAAAGCAATTACAAGAAAATCTCGAAGCACGTTGGGATAGCCTAAGTCCAACAGGTCGTCAAAAGTTTATCGATATAATAAACCAGGAAAAAGGGAAGAAGAAAACACGTTCTGGAACACCTCTAGCCCAGAAGAAAACAACAGCTAAGAAAAAAACTAGAAGAACATAATGGCTAAAGCCACAGAACAACAGTTCAATGAGTTACATAACCTCGTCACTTCTGAATTCCTTAAACGGGTTAAGAGTGGTGAGGCCACTACTCAGGACTTAAAAGCAGCCTGCGATTGGCTTAAAATAAATGATGTAAGTGGAGTTGCTTACGATGGGAATCCATTAGATAAGTTAAATAGAATCATGCCCAAAGTAGATCCTGAACTAGTCAATAGGAGGCTATATGGCCAAAGAAGGTAGGTACGCAAATGGTGCTAAGAAATCTAGTGCTAAAGCTGCCATGCAAACTAAAAAAGCTAAGACAATCAGAAAGAATGCTGATAACTTACGAAACGGTTTGAAAAAAGCTGGTGTCAAAAAACCTGCAGGTACTGAAGCTGGCCATAGTTCAAAAGGTAAGTCTGTAAATGGACAAAAAGGTGGCTGGGAAAAGAGATCAAAGAATAGAGCAGTAGAAACTAAGAATAAAGGGAAGAAGTAATGAGTTATATCGGAGGTCCATTACCAGGTAAGGAACGAGATGAAGAGTATCCACAAGATATTGGTAAAGAAACTTTTCAAAAAGGGGTACAACGTTTATCAGATACTTATCAAAACTTACCTGAACCATTCAGAGAAACTGTATCTGAAGTAGGCAGAGCTGGCGGTGAACTCATTGGTGGCTTTGCTGAAATGAATAGAGAGGCTCGTAAATCTAATGTATTAGGTTTAGGACCATTAGATCCTTTGATTGGGGTTACAAAAGTCTATGATAAAGCAATAGAAGGTGTCTCAGCTGTTACAGGTATTTATAGAGGTTATTTTGATGTAGCTGATTTTTTAATTCCTTTTACTCCTACAGCATTGAAGGCTGCTAAAAGTTTTGGTAAAGCAAAAAAGGTTGCTACAGTAGTTGATAAAGTATCTGATGTTAGTAAAGGTGCTCAGTTTGCTTATAAAGTAGAACAGTTGAAACCTGGCCCTACTAAACCCTTGGCAGATTTCTTATCGCAAGATTTAGGTGAAGCTATGTTTCTTAAAAATACTATATCTGAACAAGCTTACACTGTAGCTAAAAAATCATATCCTTTAAGAAAGATTAATAAATGGAACAAAATTATAACAGATGTAACTAAAACAGGAGATGAGATGCGGAGAGCTTCTGCAGCTTTCTTAACAAGTGGTTTTGGTCCGGGTGACTATAAACAATTTAGTAAATATATATCTAAAAATTGGGGTGGCCCAATAACTTCAGCTATTACAAATATTCATCATGTAGGATTTTTAGAAAAATTTAAACGTATACCTACAGCTCATGGCTCTTTCCAAACTATTAAAAACGCTGCTAAAACAGGACAATTATTAGAATCTCCTATTGTAATGCAATTGCGTAAAATGGGTGTTGAACTTGGTAATTTTGCCCAAAATACTGCAGATGTTTTAGAAACACTTACTACTGGAAGTAGAAATTTTAAAGTCGATGCGGTATTTGATCAATTTGAAGGAACATTAAATAGACAAACTATTGATGATATGTTCCAAGGAAGTTGGATGGAAAAAGGTATTGGAGATATATCAGATGCAACTAAAGGTGATATGGATGCTTTCCGCTCACTGCGCAAAGAGTTTCCTAAGACAAAGGGAGAAGTATTTCCTCAAAGTTCTATTGAAACATCGACTCAATTGAAAGGAGATAAATTTCCAACAATAAAAATTAGAGATCCTAATATTCCTTTTGATAGGAGAAATCCTAAGCTTGGTGTTATCGAAGAATGGAAACCTAAAGATTGGGATGAGTGGGAAAACCGTTTTGAAATAGTATCTGAAAAATTAGGCATTAAAAATAAATATAATAGAAAAGCAATAAGAATACCTAGTAAACTTGATATCTATAGTAATGATCATTCAAATGTTCATGCTTTAACAGAATTAGCTGAGAAAACACCGGGTAATCCAGTTTACGAAGCTCAACAAGCTGTTATAAGTGGTAAAGTTAAAAATATGGATATAGATAAAGCTACAAAGCTACAATATAACTCTCTTAATTCTGCGGAAAAAATCTTAGGAAATGTATTACAAAGAAGAGTTAAAAAAGTAGTAGAATTATTTGAAGAATTAAATCCTGGGAAATTGTTTACTGATTTATTACCAGAAGAACAACAAATATTCTTTAGAGCAAATGTAAATGAAATTGCAGTAAAAGGTGGTTTTAGAGATAAAGCTTTAACATTACCACAAGCTTTAAAACCAGTTAAAGGTGATTTGACATTATTAGAAAATATATTTGGTTTTACTCCACAAACATTTTAATATCAATATTATATGACTAACGTCCTAACCGCCTTACAAGACGACTTTAAGCTGTTCCTACAAGCTCTGTGGGAACAACTTGACTTACCCTCCCCAACTCGTGCCCAATACTCAATCGCAGACTATCTTCAGAATGGACCTAAACGCCTTCAAATTCAAGCTTTCCGTGGAGTTGGAAAGAGTTGGATCACAGGAGCCTTCGTCCTCTGGACTCTCTTTAAAGATCCTGAGAAAAAAATAATGATTATATCCGCATCAAAAGAACGTGCGGATAACATGTCTATCTTCCTACAAAAACTAATCATTGAAACCCCATGGCTAAATCATCTTCGACCGAAAGCAGACGATTCACGCTGGAGTCGCATCAGCTTCGACGTAAACTGTTCACCTCACCAAGCCCCAAGCGTAAAGTCGGTGGGCATCACTGGACAGCTAACAGGAAGCAGAGCAGATTTAATGATTTTGGACGATATAGAAGTTCCTGGAAACTCCATGACGGAGTTGATGCGTGAGAAGTTACTTCAACTCTGTACAGAAGCTGAATCCATCCTTACGCCGAAAAACGATTCTCGTATTATGTATCTCGGGACTCCTCAGACTACTTTTACTGTTTATCGTAAGTTGGCAGAGCGGAGCTATCGACCATTTGTTTGGCCAGCCCGATACCCCAAGAAGCTTTCCCAGTATGAAGGACTCATAGCCCCTCAACTACAGGAAGATATAGATATGGGTGCCGACATCGGCGCCTGTACTGACCCTGATAGATTTGGAGAGGAAGATTTAATAGACCGTGAAGCTTCGATGGGACGCTCGAACTTCATGCT